AGCTCCTGGACCAGGCCGAGTGCGCGATGCACCGGGCGTACCTGGCGGCGGCCGTGAACACCGCGTGCCGCGCGAGCGAGCTGCAAGCCCTGAAGGTCGGGGACGTCGACTTCGCGCAGAGCGAGGTCTTCGTGACCGTGATCAAGACGAAGGAGGAGGACGAGATGCCGCTCACCGCCGACCTGGAGCGGGAGCTGCGCATCTGGTTCGAGGAGTACGCGGCGCTGCTCGGGCGCCCGCTGGATGACGACGACTACCTCTTCCCCTCGCGCTCGGGCAACCAGATCAAGACGCACTACTTCGACGAGGAGCTGGGGCGCAGGGTGTACGAGCGGACCCCGTACGTGTGGCACCCGGACCGGCCGGTCGAGCGGACGGAGAAGATCGTGAAGGGGGCCCTGGCCAAGCTGGGCCTGCCGACCCGCTACGAGGGGACGCACACGGTGCGCCGGGCGGTGGCCCGCGCGTACTTCGACAAGCTGTCGCAGGAGTCGGGCTACGACGCCGCGATCCGTACGGTCTCCGCGCTGCTGCACCACCGCAACATGGCGACCACCGAGCGCTACCTGGGGCTGTCGAGCGAGACGCGGCGCCGGGACGAGACGATGAAGGGCCAGCCGTTCCTGACCTCGATGGTCTCCCAGCACAACGTCGTGCAGCTACGCCAGGCACGGTGACACAGCAAAGCCCCCGACTGATCCCCAAAATCAGTCGGGGGCTTTGCTGTGCGGAGTCTCGCAGGTCAGTCGCCGAACACGGCGCCGACCGCTGCGTACACGAGGAACCCGACCACGAACAGGAACATGCACAGTCCGAATATCTGGTCGAGGAAGTCGGGCTGGCTGTCTCCCTGGGGCTGGTGGTTCGCGTACCGCTGCTGCGCCTCGTAGAAGTCGTGCTGCTCACGCATCAACTGGTGCTGCATGGCATCCATCGTCGCGTCGTAGCCCTCGGGCGGGTTCGGGTTGAGGGCGTTGGCGACCTGGTGGTTGATGCTGGTCAGGCGAAAGTCTTCAGACATGGGATCCTCCATCCACATACGGCTGTGCCTTGCTCCGCAGCGGAGAGGTCTTGTCCCACACGTTCCAGCGCCCCCCACAGACCGGATCTTCGCTGTACGCTACATCCTCCGGAAATCCGGGCACGGGAGGGCGTACAGGCTTGGGATCTTCTTTAAGGTTCCGGCCGCACTTCGGGCACTTCTCCGGGTCGCGCATCGGGTACATGCCCATGGTGTGTCTCCTATTGTCGTGGGGCTTCACTCTACTCGCTCGTCAAGCGACTTGTCGAGACTGCTTGCAGAGGTGTAGCCTCGTAGATCAGGATGAACTATCGACAGGAGTGCGGTCATGGCTGAAGAGGCACGGAAGGTGTTCAAGCGTGTGCCGCTTGTGTACGACAAGGAGTTGCACGTCTCCACCGTGGACACCCCGGGGGACGGCATGTTCGTCGATCTCCGCGAGTTCATCCCGTCCCTTGAAGCGTACGGCCGTGGTGTGACCTTCTCCCAGGAGCACTTCCCCGAGATCATGGCGGGCCTGGACGACGCCTACCAGGACCTCGGCTACGAGCCGGGACTGGACCAGGACCAGTCGATGGAGTACGAGCGGTCGGAGGGCGGCGACGATGAGTGATACCGGACTGGTCGCCATCCGCTGCCGGGGGTGCCGCAGGACGGTCGGTCTGGGCAAGAAGGACGCGGCGGTGTACTGCGACGAGCGGTGCTACCGAGACTTCCCGGCGGTGTCCACGGAGGGGCGTGACGCTCTCGTCGAGGCCGTCTACTACAAGGGCCGCTACACCTTCGACCGCCTCGGCGAGATGTTCGGCTTCACCCGGCAGCGGGCCCAGCAGATCGTGAGCAAGAGGGACATCCGCAAGGGATCCTGAACCGCTTGTCAAGCCATAATTACAAAGCCGTAGACAGATACGCCTAATCTCGAATCCGTAATGTAAACGGATTGGGGTTAGGCGTGTCTGCTGTTACGGAGGAAATCGAGTCCGAGGACGCGATCAGTGACGAGACCGAGGCGGAACACCAAGCCCGGCTCGACACCGAGGTGGTCCTCGACCAGACCAGCCAGCAGTTCGTCGACGAACTGGTCGCCAAACTCCTCGTCATCGTCGATGAAGTCTCCGGCCACCCGCTGCGCCCCTACCAGCGCCCCTTCGCGGCCCGCCTGATCGAGTCCCTGATCATCGACGACGGCGCCACCATCACCGCGCTGTTCTCCCGCCAGTCCGGCAAGTCCGAGACCGTGGCCAACTGCGTCGCCGCCTGCATGATCATGCTGCCCCGGCTCGCCAAGATCTTCCCCGACCTCCTCGGGAAATTCAAAGAGGGCCTGTGGGTCGGCGCTTTTGCCCCCGTGGAAGAGCAGGCGGACAACCTGTACGGCCGCATCGTGGCCCGCCTCACCAGTGAGCACGCCCTGGAAATCATGGCGGACCCCGAAATCGACGAGACCGTACAGGGCAAGGGCCGCTCCATTACCCTCAAGCGCTCCGGATCCCTGGTCCGAAAGCAGACCTGTCACCCCCGCGCCACCATTGAAGGCCGCACCTATCACCTCATTCTCATTGACGAGTGCCAGGGTGCCGACGCCAAGATGGTGAACAAGTCGATCGGCCCGATGGGTGCCTCGACTAACGCGACCATGGTGTTCACCGGCACACCCACCTATGAGAAGGGTGTGTTTTACAACCAGATCCAGATCAATAGGCGAACGGCCACCAGACGCGGCGCCCGACAGAACCATTTCGACGCCGACTGGAAAGAGGTCTCGAAGTGGTCCGACTACTACCGGAAATTCGTCAAGAAGGAACTCCTGCGCATCGGTGAGGACTCCGACGAATTCAAGTTGTCGTACCGCCTCATCTGGCTGCTCGACAAGGGCATGTTCACGACCAGCGAGCGGCTGGACGACCTCGGCGACACCTCCATGCAGATCGTCCCGGCCTACCACGCCAGCCCGATCGTCATCGGCATCGACCCTGCTCGCAAGCAGGACAGCACGATCGTCACCGCTGTCTGGATCAACTGGGACCGGCCGGACGAGTACGGCTACTACGAGCACCGGATCCTGAACTGGCTCGACCTCGCAGGAATGGACTGGGAAGCCCAGTACTACCGGATCGTGGAGTTCGTCTCGAACTACAACGTCATGGCGATCGGGGTCGACGAGGGCGGAGTCGGTGACGTCGTCATATCCCGGCTCAAGGTCCTCCTGCCACACATCGACATCGTCCCCCTGAATTCCCAGCGCCCCGAACAGTCCAAGCGCTGGAAGCACCTCATGGAACTGATGGACCGGGGACACATCTCCTGGCCCGCTCACGCTTACACCCGGCGCCTCAAGAGTTACAAGCGTTTCCGTCAGCAGATGGAAGACTTGGAGAAGAAATTCGAAGGCCCGTATGTCCTCGCAGAAGCCCCCCGCGCGGCTGACGCACACGACGACTACGCGGACTCTCTGGCACTCGCTTGCGTCCTCACCAAGGACTACACAATGCCCGAGGTCGAAGTCTCCAATTCGCCCTTCCAGCGCTAAGGAAACGTCTTGAACGACGCATGGAACATCCCAGGATTCACCGTCCAGAACGAGAACTGGGGCAGCACGCTTAATACCGGGGACGCTCCGGCGCCCACCCTCCCGGACAGCGTCAAGACGGTCACGGTGACCGGCACCTTCCTCGACGACCGAGGCAAGCCCGCCACGGGGCGGTTCATCTTCGACCCCTCCATAGCCAGCCTCGTCGACCCGGCCTCGGGCCTGACGATCCGACTGCGACGCAAGACCGTCGAGTTGGTCAACGGCGCGATCTCCGAGCCCCTGATCGCCACCGACAACACGGTGCTGTCCCCGAAGAACTTCACGTACAAGGTCTCGGGTGTCGTGGGCGGGCAGACCGTTGTCCCGTACAGCGTCGCCCTGCCGTACACCGTGCCGTCCGTGTCACTGGCCGCCCTGGTCGAGGTGCCATCCTCCATGGGCACCATCAACATCCCCCAGGCCGCAGCAGGCCCTCCGGGTGACCCGGGCAAGAGTGCCTACCAGGTGGCCGTCGACAACGGATTCTCCGGCACCCAGGCTCAGTGGCTCGCCTCCCTCGTCGGTGCGCAGGGCCTCCAGGGCGTCCCCGGCCCCGCTGGCGCCGACTCAACGGTCCCCGGCCCGCAGGGTCCGGCTGGCACAGCAGGTGCTGACTCCACAGTGCCCGGCCCACAAGGTCCGGCCGGTCCGGCTGGCGCAGACTCCACCGTTCCCGGTCCGCAGGGGCCCAAGGGAGACACAGGTGCACAGGGCCCGCAGGGCAACCCGACCACGGTCAACGGCAAGAGCGGTTCGAGCATCACCCTGAACGCTGCGGACGTCGCCGCGCTGGACCTGTCCAACGCCAACTTCGCCGTGCCTGCCGACCACGGGATGGTGACCTGGACGCATGACCCGGCCACGGCCAGCCCGTCCGGTGTCGCCCTGTCGTCCGGGGCGCTGGCACTGTCCAAGGTGTTCATCCGCACCACCAAGACCGCAGCGAACTTCTGGTACGCCGTCACGAACGTCGGCTCGGGACTGTCCGGCTGCTACGTCGGCCTGTACAACTCCTCCGGCGTGCTGATCGACCAGAGCCTGGACCAGTCGACAGCCATGCAGTCGACCGGAGTGAAGTCGGCGCCGATGGGAATCTCGCACTCCCTGTCCCCGGGCTGGTACTGGGTCGCCTTCCTGGTGTCGGCCGGTACGACCATGCCGACGGTGGCCCGGGGTACCAACGCGATCCTCGGAATGGCCAACGTGAATCTCACGGCCGCTACCTACCGATTCGGTGCCTACGGATCTTCCCTTTCCTCACTTCCCGGAGCGCTCACGCTGAACAGCATTACCAACGTGGCGAACGGAACCGTCTGGGCCGGTCTCTCTTAGCGGTATTAACAATGCCGTCCGTAATCCTCCTACGCTTGAAGCGTTCCTTCGCTATCGGAAGAGGATTACGGAATGGCAGGAAATCTCGCACCCGACCCGCAGTTCCAGGAGCGCGTCGGCACCGTCTATGAGCGCAAGTTCGCCGACAACGGCGCGCGGCGCGGTCCTCTTCGATTTGAGGAGGGCGTAGCCACCGACACGGACGTCCCGAACGAGTTCACCAAGGGCGTCATGCAGGGCTACCTCACGGCGCCCGGTCGGCCGAATCACAACGCGAACGTGTACGAAAAGTTCCCACAGGAGACCATGGCCGAGCGGGTTCACGTCGGCTCTGCCGCGTGGGTCGAGGCTCCGACCTACCTCGGTGAGTTCTCGCACGGTTCGTTCTCCGACTACGCGGCCGTCTCCTACGAGGAGGTCGTGCGTAACGGCAGCCGCTACGAGCGGCTTTCCCCGGCGGTAGTGGACGACTGATCCATGGTTGCGTTCCATGACCGCCGCAGGGCACCGAAGGCGTCCGTCGATGAGGTGCTTCCCAAGCTGCCCCTGTCAAAGGGGGACACGGTTGGGAAGCACCTGATCGACGAACGCTATCTGGTGCGGGGCATTCCCGTAGAGACCGAGGACGGCTCTAAGAGCCGCCAGTACTTCCTGCACGAGGTTCTGCCGAACGGCAATGTCGTGCAGCGCGGTGAGGAGCCTTTCGAGAGCCGCCGCGCGGCGAAGAAGTCTGCACGTTCCCTCGCGCCCACGCGCGTCGTCGAGATCTAAAGTCGGAGTCGTTTACCCATGAGCGGTGCAATCTCATTCGCGAGCCCCAGCATGCGGGCTTCGGGGTCGGACCTTACGGTGTCGATCTCTCCTCTCGGCCTTGTCGAACTGGCCGACGAGGAGTTTGAGGTGCACGGGCCTCGCTTGAACCGGTACAGCCAGAACTTTGCATACTACCTGGGCCATCACTGGGGCTACCGGAGAGAAGCGGGCGAGGCGCAGATCACGTTCAACTACGTGAAAGCGTTCGCCGACTACATCAACAATTTCACGTTCGGACGCGGTGTCCACTTCAAGAGCGTGAAGCAGTACGAGCACATCATTCCCGGCCTCTTGAAGAGGGCCTGGGAGGTCGACAACCGCAAGGAGCAGTTGCTCTGGGAGATGGGCCAGCAGGGCGGCATCTCGGGTGACTCCTTCGTGAAGGTCGCATACGAGCCTGGATTCGAAGACAGCACGGGACAACCACACGCAGGCCGCGTACGCATCCTTCCCCTGAACGCTTCCTTCTGCTTCCCGGAGTGGCACCCCCACGACCGGGACCGTCTGATCCGCTTCAAACTGAAGTATCGCTTTTGGGCGACGGGTGAAGACGGGACGCGTTCGGTGTACACCTATGTCGAGGTCCTGACGGACGACTCGATCGAGGAGTATCTGAATGACGAGTTGATCGACTCCCGGCCGAACCCTCTCGGGACCATTCCGGTCGTGCACATCGCCAATGCTCAGGTCTCGGGTTCTCCGTGGGGTCTGTCGGACATCGCCGACATCATCTCGCTGAACCGTGAGTACAACGAGAAGGCGACGGATATCAGCGACATCATCAATTACCACGCAGCCCCGGTGACGATCATTTCCGGCGCGAAAGCATCGAACTTGGAGAAGGGCCCACGCAAGGTGTGGGGCGGCCTTCCCAAGGAAGCCCAAGTGTATAACCTGGAGAATGGCGTCGATCTTGCTGGACCGCTTCAGTACCTGGAGATGATCAAGCGCTCGATGCACGAGATCACGGGCGTTCCGGAAACGGCGCTCGGTCAGATGCAGCCCGCTTCGAATACGTCGGGCGTGGCCTTGGCCATCATGTACCGGCCGATGATGTCCCGCTACGACCAGAAGAAGATGCAGTACTCCGTCGGCCTCCAGAAGGTCAACGAACTCATCCTCAAGACGCTGTTCACCTTCGAGCCTGAGACGCGGCTCTATGACCCCTCCACCGAGGGAATCATGAAGGACGACCAGCCGCCGATGGTCGACGTTCTCGACCCGATGGCCTACTTCACCGAGTGTGAATGGCCTGCCCCTCTCCCGGTCGACACCCTCATCAAGTTGAACGAGATCCAGGCGAAGATGTCGATGGGCCTTGAGTCCATGCGCGGAGCCCTCCACGACTTGGGCGAGGAGTTCCCGGACGAGAAGGTGCGGGAGATATTCGAGGAGCAGATCGAGGACGCCAAGCAGCAGGGCGCTCTGCGAATGCTAAAGGCTCAGATCGATTCGAGTATTCTCCAGTTGACGGGAATGCCGCCTGATGGGGCGGAGGCGCCTGCACCCCAGACTGATGCAGATGGGAATCCCGTCGGCCCGCAGCCTGGTGGTCCGAATCCGGTGACGCTTCCCGGTGGTGTCGAACTCGGCAACATCACGGCGTCCGAGGTTCAGAAGATGACTACAGAAATCGTGACACAGGCGTATGGCCCGCGTGCTGGGCTTCGCCGCGACCCGGACAAAAGTACCGACTAGGAGTTCGTCCCCATGACGCTTAATACCTCGGGCATTTCGGTGCCCGCCGACGCGATTCTCGGGTACCGCAAGGACGGCCGTCCGATCCGTGCCATCGCAGGTGGCGCTCCGCAGCCCGGCGAGGGTGGCGACCCCGTTGTCGTCGTCCCGGCCGCTGTCGTCGAGGCCCCTGCCACCCCTCCGGCCGAGGCGCGTTTCACCGCCGAGGACATCCAGCGGGCGCGGTCGGAGGAGAAGGACAAGTTGTACAAGCGCCTTCAGACCGTCGAGGACCAGAACAAGCAGTTCCTCTCCGAGATCGAGGCCCAGCGCAAGGCGCGCGAGGAGGCCCAGGCCGAGGAGGAGCGCAAGCGCCAGGAGGCTCAGGCCCAGGCGAAGCGTCAGGCGGAGGAGGACCTGTCCGTCAAGGACCTCCTGTCGGTCAAGGAGCAGGAGTGGAACACCCGCTTCGAGCAGATGGAGCGTGAGCGCGAGCAGGAGCGCACTCTGTTCGCCAAGGAGCAGGAGTTCAATAACCTCCAGTCCTACATTCAGCGTCGCGTCGGTGAAGAGACCAACGAGATCGCTCCCGAACTTCTCGACTTCGTCGGCGGTAATTCGCCGGAGGAGGTCGAGTCTTCCATCGCTACAGTCAAGGCGAAGACCCAGGCTATTCTGGAATCGGTTCAGCAGGCAGCAATTCAGCAGCGTGCTTCCATGCGTGGTGTGAGCCCCACGGGCTATTCCACCACAGGACCGATGGACACCGATCCGGGCACTAAGTCGTACTCCCTTTCTGACCTCCGCGACATGCCGATGTCGGAGTACGCCAAGATTCGGGGCCAGTTGGGCGTCGGACAGGCAGCCCAGAACCAGCGTGGACTGTACTCGTAATTCGGTCGAGTACCCGTAACTAAGGAAATCCAAGTATGCCTAGCGCGATCACTGGTACCCCGAATCTGTCGGGTTCGCCGACGAACTACTCGGGCGCCAACAGCACTCTCGGTGCGGCCATCCAGACCATCTGGAGCAAGGAAATCTTGTTCCAGTCCATGCCGATTCTGCGTTTCGAGCAGTTCGCGGTGAAGAAGACCGAATTGGGCGTTCAGCCTGGTCTGACGATCAACTTCATGCGTTACAACAACCTCGGCGCTGCCTCGCAGTTGGTCGAAGGCGTCCGCATGCAGACCAACGCCCTCTCGGCCAGCCAGTTCTCCATCACGGTCGCCGAGCACGGCTACGCCGTCGCGGTCTCCGAGTTGCTGTTGAACGCCTCGTTCGACGACGTCATGGCCTCGGCCAGCCGCCTGCTCGGCCGCAACATGGCGCTCTACCTCGACCAGTCCGCCCGTGACACCCTGCTCCAGGCGACCTCGAAGATCTGGGGCTACAACAAGTACGCCTCGTCCACGCCGATGACGAATCTCGGCGTGTACACCCACGGCACCGCCGCGACTTCCACGGACGGTCTGGACGGCACCTTCGACTTCACCACGGCGCTCGTCAAGGACGCCGTCGAGACGTTGGCCACGAAGAATGTCCCGCGTCTCGGCGAGACCTACGTCTGCTTCATCCACCCGCACCAGTCCCGCAAGTTGCGCGATGATCCCGAGTTCATCGAGGTCACCAAGTACGCGGCCCCGGGGAATTTCCTTCTGGGTGAAATCGGCCGCATCGCAGACACCGTGTTCATCGAGACCACGCAGGTCAAGCAGATCACGAATGCGACCGGTAAGACGGTCTACCAGTCGATCTTCCTGGGCGACAATGCGTTCGGCCACGCGATCTCCCTTCCGGTGGAACTCCGCGACGGCGGCATCCTCGACTTCGGACGAGAGCACGCGCTCGCCTGGTACGCCATCTGGGGCCTCGGCTTGATCACCGATCAGGCCGTGCTTGTCGCGGAGACGAACTAATCTCTCAGCCTGTCTGATGGCTTAGTTGGTATTCGCGGCCACGCGATCCTGAAGGTTAGGGGAGCGGTTCTGGATTACCAGGACCGCTCCCCTTTCTCGTTAAAGTAGTACCGCCTCACACACCTGAGTCCCGAACCCGGAGAAACAAATGCCTGCACGTAATGTTGCCCGTCCCGGTGACCTGACCGGCCGTAACAAGGCCGCCCTCACCAAGGAGCACGCCGACGAACTGGCGGCCCGCGAGAGGGAGATCTCCCTCATCAACGAGGCTGCGGCTGCCGAGAAGTCGGACACCGTCGTCGAGGCCCGCCCGAAGACCCCGGAGCCGGTCGTCGAGACCGTCATCGAGGTCGCCGAGGCCGTCCAGGTGGAGATCCCTCACCGCGAGTTCCGGGTGAACACCTCCATCGAGAACATGACCTATGGCCATGGCCAGCACTACGACTTCGTCGAGGGCCAGCGCTACAAGGCGCCGAAGGACCTGTACGACCACCTCGACGGCCTCGGCTACATCTGGCACTGACGGTCCAAGGAGACCCCCTCACATGACTACTCCCGCTCCCTCCCCGGCCTCGGGTGAGACGTACGTGCTGGAGAACGCCGAAGGCCACGGAGCCGGGCTGGGCCACCTGCCCACCGGCTCCGAGGTCGTGGTGGTCGACGTGCACCCGGCTGGCACCGCTGGTGTCGGCCACGCTGGCGAGGACTCGGTCGTGCTCGCGCACGACTACGACACCCACGTCATCACCGACGACGGCAACCGCGCGCCCGGCAAGGCGGTCCGGCACTTCTCCATCCACCTGTCCGACTTCACGCGACTGTTCAAGAAGGCGGATGCCTGATGCCTGGTACCAATCCCGTCTGGGCCGGTAACGCCCTGGACATGCTCACCGGCCGGGCCATCGCCCTCGCGGCGCCGCGCACGACCTACCTGGCCCTGCTGATCGCCGACCCGACGCAGGAGGACGGCACCTACAGCATGACCGCCCTGCCGGAGGTCACCACGACTGGCTACGCCCGGCAGCAGGTCGTCTGGACCGCACCGTCCGGCGCCCCGATGACCACCGGCAACAATTCGCTGCTGTTCTTCGGCCCGTTCACCGCCGACATGACCGACGCGGCCACCTACGCCGCCCTGGTCACTTCCGCGTCCGGCACGACCGGCACCGTCATCTACGCGTGGCCGATCGACAGCCCGCTCCAGGCGGCGACGAACGAGTCCCTTCAGATCGCCGCTGGCGCGCTGACCCTTAATACCTGATCGGAGTCGCGGAATGGCCACGCTTGAAGACCTGCGGTCGCGGGTGAGGAGCGAGCTGGGCGACCGGCTCACGCCGTTCCGCGACACCATCCGGGGAACCGGGGACGTCGCCGAGTACGAACTGAGCGCGAACAACGTTACGGGCCTGGAGGCCGTCCAGGTCGTCGGCACCACGCAGACCGTCCTGACCACCAGCGACTACGTCCTGGACGCGCTGAACGGCATCCTCACCCTGAACGCCCCGCTCCCGCTGGACGCGCTGCTGCTCGCCTCCGGGCAGTCCTACAGCCTGTTCGCCGACGACGAGCTGGACGTCTACCTGAACGACGCGTTCGCCCAGCACAACCGGGGCCGGACGATCTCCGCCCGGTACCGCGACGACAACGGCTTCATCCGCTACGCCGAGGAGCCTGTCGACTTCGCGAACCTCCCGCCGGAGGAGGACGTCATGATCGTCATGCTGGCGTGCACCGAGGCGATGTGGGCGCTGGCCACCGACGCGGCGACGGACATCAACGTCCAGACCGCCGACGGTACTTCGGTCGACCGGGGCCAGCGTTTCGCGCAGATCCAGAAGCAGATCGAAATGCTCACCGACCGGTACAAGATGCTGTGCGAGAAGATGGGCGTCGGCCTGTACGCGATCGAGGTCACCAACCTGCGGCGTGTCTCCCGTACGACCAACCGTCTCGTGCCGATCTTCCGTGAGCGCGAGTACGACGACTACTCCCTGCCCACGCGGATCCTCCCGCCGATCGGGCCGGGCCACCAGAACGACGACGACTCCGGGATCCCCTCGCAGACGTGGGGCGGGTACTTCTGATGGGCCGCCTGGACTGGAAGCGGTCGGGGCGGTTCAACGCCAACTACGAGACCACCGAGATGATGGCGTCCCTGCGGGGGCGCCAGCACGAGACCGGCGAGATGGTCCAGTACTACCGCTACTCCCACAGCGACCCGGCCGGGGAGGACCTGTACGACGAGGCGACGGGCCAGGGCAAGACGTTCATCGGCCCGTACCGGATCCCGGCCCTGCACGTCATCCACGGCCAGGGCGCCGCGCAGGACACCCCGCAGGGTCTGTACACCGTCGACAACATCTCCCTCACCTGCTCGTTCGACAGCCTGCGGAAGATGGGATTCACGGACCAGGACATCGACCACGGCAAATACCTGGTGGACCGGCTCGTCTATGACGCCTCGGTTTTCCGCGTCACGTCGATTGCTGTTCTGGGCCAGATTCAGAACCGGGACATCATCGTCAGTATCGAGTGCGTCCAGATGAAGCCGGACGAGCTGGTCAACGATGTGCAGTTCGCGCACTGGTCCCAGGCCGTCTGACTATAAACTTCTCCACCTTTCTTGGGATCCTGAATGGCGGAAGACTTCTGCTATTCGAGACCCGTGAGGCCCGCTTTGCCATGGCTCATCAACGAGGACCGCGCCGTTAAGGCGAAACTCCAGGGTCTCTCTGTCACTGACGCGAATGCACCGGACGGCCGACCCGTTCCGGTGCGTTACCGAATTCCCGAGACGGAGCTGGCCAAGCAGACCTTCCCCCTGGTGGTCATCGAGCACGCGGGTATCGAGAAGGCCGAAGAGCGGGAGCACCGTGGCCCCGTCTACCTGCCCTACGCCCCCGAGGGGACGACCGGCTGGTGGGCGGAGGGAGACACCTCCTACGACGTCACGAAGTCCCCGTACCTCGTCGAGTTCCCGATCCCGTTCGACCTGCGGTACCGCGTCATGGTCTTCACCCGTCTCGCGGAGCACGACATCGCGCTGGCGTCTTCGATGATGCAGCGCGACCGGCTCCCGGCGCGTTTCGGGTTCCTGGAAATTCCGGAGGACGGAACGGTACGGCGCCTGGATCTTCTCGGCGGCCCTGAGCTGGCCGACACCCGTGACGAGAACGGTAAGCGTCTGTTCCGTCGCGAATACCTCATCTCTGTCTCCAGCGAAATGCTTCCGTCCGTCGCCGACGCATACATCAAGGCGACCAGTGTGGCGCTGGACTTCGAGTACTCCACGGACCACGCAATCCGCACATGATCCGGACCCAGGATTCGTAACCCCAGGAATTCCCCTTTACCCAGGAGAAACAGATGACTGTCTACAAGCGGCCTGGCGTCTACATTTCGGAGACGTTGACCCCGCTCAGCCAGACCGTAAACACGCCGGGCGAGTCCGTCGCGGCCTTCGTCGGCACGAACAAGCAGGGCGGCCCGCTGGCCCCCACGCTGGTGTCGTCCTGGTCGCAGTATGTGGCCACCTTCGGCGGGTTCGGCGACACGAGCGAGTACCTGCCGTTCAGCGTCTACCAGTACTTCAACAACGGCGGCAACGCGGCCTACGTCGTGCGCGCTGCTGCCTCCGACGCGGTCGCAGCCCATGTCTCCCTCGACGACACTGAGGTGACTCCCGAGCCGACCCTGAAGATCACCGCGATCTCTCCGGGCTCCTGGGGCAACCAGGTGTACGTGGACGTCACGGCGGCCTCGTCCGGCGGTGGCCGCTTCGACCTGTTCGTGTACGTGGGCGGTGAGACGTCGGCCTTCCTCAAGGAGCGGTTCACCGATGTCTCCCTGGACCCGGCCGACTCCCGCAACGCCCAGGCGCTGATCAACTCCCCGGTCACCGGCTCGTCCTTCGTCCAGGTCCAGAGCCTGCTTAATACCGCGTGGGTGCCGACCCACGCCCCGGCCATACAGTCCGGTGTCGCCCTGACCGGCGGTTCGGACGGTGTCGCTGCGGTGGACCTGGCGTCCGCTGCGCAGCGGCTGGAGGTCGTCGATGCGAACCTCGTCCTCAACCTGCCGGGCGTCACCGACGCGACCGTCCTGAACCCGGTCATTGCGTGGGCCGAGGACCAGGGCAGCGTGTTCGTCGTCGTGGACGGCGTGAAGTCGACCTCGGCCGACAACGCTCACTCCTACGCGCTCTCGCTCCAGAACATGTCCACGGGTGGCTCGGCGCTGAGCGCGTCCTCGTACGCGGCCGTCTACGGGCCGTGGCTGATCGTCAACGACCCGGCGACCGCCGCGTCCGGTTCGGCCCGTCTGCTGCCGCCTGGCGGCGCGGTGCTGGGCCAGTACGCGCGTACCGACGCCTCGCGCGGTGTGCAGAAGCCTCCGGCCGGTATCGACACCGTCCTCAAGGGCGTGCT